CAAATTGGGGTAATATATCAACTACTCAGACAGCGGGTTGGTCTACAACAGTGACAGTACAAGACCCAAATTGGACACCAATTAACACACTAGGTTAAAAACATGGCAACAACTAACTTTACAACATCACTGAAGCTGGCTCTTCCTACTACTGGTGACTTAACTGGTACATGGGGTCAGACAGTAAATGACAGTATCACTACGCTACTTGATACAGCTGTAGCAGGTAATTTCCCTAAAGACATGGCAGCTTTAGGTACTGATTGGACGTTAACGTCTAATAATGGTGCAACAGATGAAGCTCGATATGCTGTTTTAGTTCCTTACGGTAATACGGGGGCTACGCGGTCTATTTTTGCACCTAAAGTATCTAAAGTTTATATCGTTATTAATAAAACCAATGCGTCTATTATTATTCGAGGTGGACCTACTTCGCCTACTACGGGCGTTACAGTTGCTACAGGGGCTACTATTATAGTTGCGTGGGATAGTAATTTAGCTACACCTGACTTTGTTGCGGTTACAAATGCTTCTGTTAGCGGTATAGTCTCTGTGTCTACTGGCGGCACTGGCGCAACAACAGCAGGGGGAGCTAGAACTAATCTTGGGGCAACAACAGTTGGGGGAAACGTATTTACATTAACAAACCCCAGTGCAATTACCTTTCCTCGATTTAACGCTGATAACACAGTTAGTGCATTAGATGCAACTTCGTTTAGAGCAGCTATCGGCGCAGGCGCAGTTATACTCTCTTGGATATACAAAAATGCAACGTATAACCCCGCTGTAGCAGGCGACAATATTTTAGCTGACACCTCATCAACTGCATTTACTATTTATTTACCTACTTCTGCCACAGCCAACGACACAATAGCTGTTGCTGACTACGCTGGTACATTTAGCACTAACGCACTAACTATTAATTCTAATGGTTTAAAAATTATGGGTACAGTACAAACCCTTGAATTAAATGTTTCGTATAGAAACGTAACCTTAGTGTACTCCGGTGCAACGCAAGGTTGGGTAATTGTTCTTTAATAATAAGGAAAAATAAATATGACTTTACAAATGAGTACTATAGTAGGTACCGGCGGTGCTGGTGGCGGAACGCTTAAAACCCAAGAGTTTACTTCTTCAGGTACTTGGACCAAGCCTTCAACAACTCAAACGGTTTATGTTTTAGCTGTTGGTGGGGGCGGTGGAGGTGGGTATGGAAATGGGCAAGGCGGTGGCGGCGGTGGCGGGGGCGGCTATATCTGCGAAAAAACAGTCACTGTAACAGGAAATATTACAATTACCATTGGCGCTGGTGGAGCAGGATCTACAGGTATGGGCGGAGGCGCTGGAGGCACTACTTCATTAACCGGCGGATGCTCAATATCGTTAACAGGAGGTTTAGCGGGAGGGGATGCCTCTGGTAGATACGGCGGCGCAGGAGGCGCAGGTGGATGCGGCGGTGGTGGTGCTTGTGGTGACACTTCATCGGTAGCTTATCAAGGTGCGGCAGGCGGAAAAGGTTTATGGGGCGCGTCTGGTAGTAGCGGACTTGGCATAGTAGCAGCATCCCCAACGAATTCTGGTGGCAACGGAGGTAGTAGTTCAGTAGGACTTGGCGGCGGTGGTGGAGGAGGTGGCGGGTACACTTATGGCGCAGGCTCATCGGGAGGAGGTTCGCCCGGAGTAGCGGCAACGGCTAATACTGGCGGAGGAGGAGGTGGAGGAGCTGCTCTTGGTGTTTCTAATGGTACGGCAGGTGGCAGCGGATATGTTTTATTAGCGTGGGTGGAGTAAAAAGATGAGATACGCACATATTGAAAATAACAAAGTAATTAACGTCATTATTGTTAAAGAAGAAGATTTAGGTTTATTTCCCGATTGGGAGTTAGTTAAATCTGAAGATGCTGGTATTGGCGATGATTACATTAATGGTGAATTTATCCCACAACCGCAACCAGCAATCGAATTACCTCCACGCAAAATCTCGCTCGATGAAATCCGCAATGCCTTAACACTTGCTGAAAAAATCAAATGGGACAACAACAAGACGGATGAAATCACTACGGTGAAGGTTGAATTTGCCCTCCCATTACTTGTTGCTGATGCACAGCCTTGGCTTCAATTACTTGTTGATAGCGGCTCAATTTCGCAAGCGTCTATTGATAAAGTCTTGGTTTAGAAGCTTATGGAAATCCTTCAATTCATAACTGATGTTGGGTTTCCTATTGGTTCATCCTGCCTTGGGATGTACTTTGTGTTTCTGACGCTAAAGTTTTTGCTTGATAGTGTGCTTGAGAAGATTAAAAGCCTTATCGGTATTATTAAGCAACTTGATAAACGAGTGACGGGGATGTCAAACGACATCCTCAATATCGACAATTTAGTATCGCAAGCACTCGAAATACCACCAGAAAAACCAGTTAAGAAGGCAGAGTGATGGATGCTGAAGCAATTGCAAAATATATTAATGTGTATGGGTTTCCTATCGTAGCCGCTGGTGGCATGGGGTATATCGTGTACTTTGTTTGGATTTGGGTGACCACAATAGTTAAGCCAATTTTGCAAGAAGCGATGGATGCCTTAATTGAGTTAATTGACCAGATTCGTGTGCTAGATAATGATATGATACGCTTAAGTCAGAAGCTCACTACCATACTACTAATGAGAGGGAAGAAATGAAAATTGGTGCTGAAGGGTTAAAGTTAATTAAAGAGTTTGAAGGGTGCAAATTACTCTCTTATAAATGCCCAGCAGGTGTTTGGACAATCGGCATTGGCTCTACACGCTACGCAGATGGTAGCCCCGTAAAAGCAAACCAAGCTCTCCCAAATGAAGGGGCGGCATTAATGCTATTTACTAAAACAGTAGCCGCCTACGAGCACACAGTAAATACGGTATGTGTTGAGCTTACACAGAATGAATATGACGCTTTAGTTTCTCTATGCTATAACATCGGCAGTGGGAACTTTGTCTCTTCAACGCTTGTCAAAATGCTTAAAGCGGATGAACCTAAATCAGAAGTAGCCAAACAATTCCTACGCTGGGACAAAGCAGGCGGCAAACCACTTGCAGGCTTAACAAGACGTAGAAACGCAGAAGCTGAGTTGTTTTTAAAACAGGACTAAGATATGCCCATTAAGAAAATCCTAATGAAGTCAGGTGTAAATCGTGAAAATACACGATATTACACAGAAGGCGGATGGTACGACTGCGATAAAGTTCGCTTTCGTCAAGGTTCACCTCAAAAAATAGGAGGGTGGACTAGGATTTCTGACACTCAGTTTACAGGTGTGTGTCGTTCTTTATGGGCATGGGAGTCTTTATACTCTGTTACGCTTATTGGCGTTGGGACTAATGAGAAGTTTTATGTTTCTCGTGGAGGTAATTATTACGATATTACGCCTATTCGCACAGCAACAAACTTAACATCCCCCTTTACAGCTACTGTAGGGTCTAAAACTATTGCAGTCTATGCCCCTCTTCATGGGTGTATTAATGGTGACTTCGTAACGTACAACGGGGCAACTGCTCTGGGCGGTGCGATTACTACGACTATACTTAACGCTGAGTTCCAGATAACGTACGTTGATGAGAATAACTACACAATTACGTCTAGCGCTACAGCGACTATCGGAGACACAGGACATGGCGGCACACCTCGTGCAGTCTATCAAATCAACATAGGGCCTGAATATCAAACTCCTTTAAACGGCTGGGGTACTGGAGGCTGGGGGCTTGGTTCATGGGGGTATGGTGACCCTAGTCCAGAGTCTATTCGTGTATGGTCTCAAAGTAACTACGGAGAAGACTTAATCTTTGGTCGTCGTGGTGGAGCTATATATTATTACTATGCTTCTAGAGGGGTTTCTCCTTCCTCAGCTGTTATAACTAATGCGTCTCCTGCGGTTGTTACAGTACCTCTTGATGTTATTACAGCGGCTAATCAGTATAAAGAGAACGCGCCACTTATGTTTGATACTACAGGAACATTACCTGCAGGGGTTACAACGGGGACTATTTACTA